GAGTGAGGATAAGAAACGCGCATACCGCATCCTGGAGAACAAAGCGGTAGAGCGCGGCGGCTGGCATGAGGATTTCTTGCGCGAGGAAGTGGCGCTTCTTGATGCGGCGGAATTCGATCTGCTGCTGACGGGTTTCGGGGAAGAGGAGCTGCGCGAAATCCTGGAGGATGAACCGGAAGAAGAAGCCGAAGAAGATGAAGGGCCGGAGCCACAGACGGATCGGGCGGCGGAACTTCTGGCAAAGTGGGGCTGCAGGCGCGGCGATGTTTGGGAATTCGGGGCGCTCGGCAAGCATCGCCTGATGTGCGGCGATTCCACGAGCGCGGCGGATGTGGCGCTGCTCATGCAGGATCGGCGGGCGCGATTGTGCTTCACTTCGCCGCCCTACGGCCAGCAGCGCGATTATGGCGCGGTGATGGAAGATTGGGATGCGCTCATGCGTTGCGTATTCCGCCAATTGCAGATGGCACCAGACGGCCAGGTGCTGGTGAATCTTGGAATGATTCACGATGACGGCGAATGGTTGCCGTATTGGTTCCGGTGGCTGGATGAAATGCGGGCGCTCGGCTGGCGGCGGTTCGGCTGGTATGTCTGGGATCAGGGGGCAGGGCTTCCCGGTGATTGGGCTGGAAGGTTGGCTCCATCACATGAATTTATCTTTCATTTCAACAGGCAATCGCGGAAGCCGTTGAAGACTATGCGGTGTAAGCATGCCGGGGTTATCCATGCTACGGGTGATGGTGGACTACGGAAGGTGGATGGAACGATTCGTGGTTGGTGCCATGGCGACAAGCCGACACAGGAAACGAAAATACCGGATTCGGTGGTACGTGTAAGCCGCAGTCCGAATATGACGGAACATCCGGCAGTGTTTCCGGTGAAGTTTGCATCCTTCATGCTCGAGGCCTGGACGGATTCTGGTGATATCTGCTATGAGCCATTCGCCGGTTCCGGCACTCAATTCGTAGCAGCGGAAAAGCTAAAGCGGATCTGCTACGGAATGGAGCTGGAGCCGAAGTATTGTGCGGTAATTCTCGAACGGATGGCAGCACTCGGGCTGCGTCCCACACTTGCGGTGGCTTGATCCTTCTCTCACTGTCGATGAGCTTCGCACTGCCATCTATTCGCTTACTCCGGACGAAGCGCGGGAAATCCTCTACGATTGGCGCGGCGTTTGGGCGCGGGAAGAGCAGCTCCTGCCGGCGGGTGATTGGTCAACGTGGCTGATACTTGCTGGTCGCGGGTATGGAAAAACTCGCGCTGGCGCAGAGGCCGTTCGCGAGTTGGTTAGTCAGGGTCACAGCAGGATTGCTTTGATTGGTCCTACGTCCGCAGATTGCCGGGAAGTGCTGATTGAGGGTGAGTCCGGATTGCTGAACGTGTTTCCTCCGGAGCAACGGCCCATCTATCAGCCATCTCTGCGGCGGATCACTTTCCAGAACGGCGCAATAGCAACGTACTATTCAGCCGAGGAGCCAGAGCGGCTCCGGGGACCACAACACCAATCTTGCTGGCTCGATGAGATCGCGGTTTATCCGGAGCCGCAGTTGCTCTGGGATAACTTGCAGTTCGGGTTACGGCTCGGCACGCATCCACGCGTGATCGCTACCACCACGCCGAAGCCTCAAAAGTTCCTGCGGAATCTGGCAGCGGCACCGGGAACGATCATCACTCGCGGTTCTACCTTCGATAACTCCGCGAATCTTCCGCCGGTGGTGCTGGATCGCTTCCGCCAGGTGTACGGCGGCACGCGCATTGGCCGGCAGGAACTCCAGGGCGAAATGCTGGAGGAAGCGGAAGGCGCATTGTGGAACCGCCAGCGGATCGAAGAACTGCGGGTACGTTCCGCGCCGGAACTGGCGCGGATTGTGGTGGCAATCGATCCGGCCGTTACCTCCGGGCCGTCGAGCGATGAAACCGGGATTGTGGTGTGCGGTCACGGCGTGGACGGCCACGGTTACGTGCTCGCGGATTGGACATGCCGCTTGCCTCCGGATCAATGGGCCGCTCGGGCGGTGCAAGCTTTCGACAAGTGGAATGCGGATCGCGTGATTGTCGAAGTGAACCAGGGCGGCGATATGTGCGAGAACGTCCTGCGTACCGTGCGGAAGCTTCTGCCGATTAAGCAGATTCACGCGAGCAAGGGAAAGACTACGCGGGCGGAGCCGATCAGCGCGTTGTACGAGCAAGGCCGCGTTCATCACGTCGGCGGTTTCGATGCGCTCGAAGATGAGCAGTGCAATTTCACGATTCCCTTGAGCGGGCCGTCTCCGAATCGGGTGGATGCGGTGGTGTGGGCATTTTCGGAACTGCTGATTAAGCCGGAAGTTCAAGCGCTTTTCTTTTAGACTTCTATGCCATTCATCGAGCGTGTGCGATCACGGCTTGGATTCGGCCGGAAAGAAGAACCGATCATCAACGATGGGGATCGGAACCTTCCCACGATCACCGTCACACCGGGGTTCTCTTACGGGGTGCGGACGGCGTGGGATTATACGCACTTCGCCAGGGTGGGGTATGCCTCCAATTCCGATGTGTACGCGTGCATTTCGCTGATCGCGCAGTCGGCGAAGCAGATCAAGTGGGACATGAGCCAATCCAGCGCATCGATGAAGCTGCTGGAGGCGGCACCAGGTGGATCGGTGGGTTTTCTTGAATCGTGGATTTCGTACCTGCTGCTCGCCGGCAATTCCTACATCGAAATCGTGCCGGGGCAGTCGGAAGGCAGCGTGGCGCGGGTCTACCTCGATCAGCCGGATCTGGTGAAAGCCACCACGATCGACTATGCAACGGGGCGGCCGGTAGTGCAGGTGTGGCAGGTTCGCACCTCGATGGTGCCGCGAGAGATTCCGGCACTCAATCTGGTGCAGTCGAAGCTTTTTAACCCGCTTGATCCGATCTATGGTCTATCTCCGATGCAGGCGGCCATGATGAAGGTATCCGCCGAGAATGAAGCGATCAAGATGCTCCAGCATTCGATGGAGCGCGGCTTTCCTTCCGGCTGGGTGCAGGCCGATCCGGAAGCCGATAAAAGCTGGAACGAGGAGCAGCGGGCGGCACTCATGCGGCGGATCTGGGCGGCTCGCACCGAGAACGCGGACTTCTTCCTGAGTGGCGCCACCTTCAATCCGATCGGCTTCTCCCCTCGGGAATCGGAAGCTACCGGAGCGCAGCAGTTATCGAAGCGCGACATCGCGAGCGTCTTCCACGTACCGCCGGAGCTGATCGGTGATAGCACCACGAAGACATACTCGAACGTCTACGAAGCGCGGCAGGCGCTATATACCGAAGCGGTGCTTCCACTGGTAGGGCAGTTCAAGAACGATTGGAACCGCACCATCGGTGATCGCATCGGGGATTATCTGGAGTATGACGCGGACACACTGAACGCGATTATGGGCGTGCGGGCGATGAATGCGGAGCGGGTGCGCGGACTATGGAATGACGGCTTGATCACGCAGGACGAAGCGCGGTCGGAATTGAAGTACGGGCCAGCTTCGCGGGGCGCTGTGTTCTTTGCACCAGCCAGTAAGGTGCCATTGGGATCGACGGACGATGACTGATGGCGCTCGGGCTGGTGATTGCAGCCGTTCTGATTTTGCAGGATGCGCCGGCTACCGCCACTCAGTGTCCATGTGTAGCGGTTAAGCCGAAGTTTGAGGATAAGTTCCTGACCTTCTCGCAGGCGGTTCTGGTATTCGGGGCGGCAGGCAAGATTGTGGCGAGCTATAGCCGTGATCCGGGGCGCGGATCCACGGCGGTGGTAGTGCCAGCAGGTCTGGCGGGAGCCACGATCGCGGTAGAAGCGCTGGCTAAGAACAAGATGAGCACGCCGGTGAAATACATCGTGGGAACCGGGAACATCGTGGCGGGCGTGGTGTTGGGAGTTTTCGCACATCATGATTCCGCTTATACTCGCGCGGTTCTTCGGGGCGCTCCTCCACCGACCTATTAAGGAATCTATGAAGCTGAAGCAGTTCCGCGTGGCTCCGGAGATCCTCGAGGAGTATTTCAAGGTGCCGGTGGAGCCGCTGATTGCGACGGGCTTTCCGGACGATGGAAAGATCGTGGGCGCGTGTTATGACGATCACGCGATCGTGTTTACCGTTGCGAGCAACGAATTCCGCGATAATGCGCCGCTGGTAGTGCTCTTTGAGTAGGTTCACCATCGGGACGATCGTGCTCTATCTGATTTCGGCGGCGTTAATGGTGTGGGTGGCGGTCCGCTTGTTTGACTGATGGAAGCGTTAACGCGGGTATCCGTTGCGGATCTGAAGGCAGCGCGGATCTGGAGTTCCTTCGATCACCTGGTAGACGGCTTCTCGATCCGGTTCGGCGCGTGGGCGCAGCGGATTCTGACGAAGGAAGCGCGGCAGGCCGGTGAGGGATTCGTAGCGGGCGGCGAAGCGGGAGCGCTGGCGTCGATCACGCCGGGGCCGTGGCTGGCGTTTCTCGCGAAGCTATGGATCACCGTGACCACGGCGGGCGGCCAGTTCACCGCCGAAGATCTGGAACCGGCGGAAGAGATTCCGGATTCGGTGTACGAGAACGCGGCGAGGGATTGGCTCGACGGGAACGCGAAATCGCATGCCATCGGGATCACCAGCACCACCCACGAAACCACGCAGCAGTCTATCCGGAATGCGCGGGATACCGGAGTCACCGGAAGTCAGGGAATCGCGGCCATGCTGACGGCGGATCTCAGGCGGCAGGCACCAGGGCGGGCGAAACGGATTGCGAATACCGAAGTACACGAGTCCGCGAACATGGGCAGCTACACCGCAGCGAAAGAGGTGGATGCGGTGGGTTACAAGATCTGGATCGCGACACCGGATAACCGGACACGCGATGCCCACATGGCCGCGCACAACCAGCGGGTGCGGTTAACGGAGCCGTTCATCGTGGGCGGCGAGCGGCTCATGTACCCGGGACACACCTCGATGGGTGCCTCACTTTGGAACTTAGTGAACTGCAGGTGCAGTCAGAGGTTCGTGATGCAACGGCGGGCGCGATAGGAGGGCGAATGTACAAGGGCAAGGATTACAGACAGAACCTTCTCAGCTTTTCGGCTGCCGCACCGGCACCGGTGAAACCGCAGCCTAAGCCGTACATCGAGGAACCGGAGTCACAGCCGGATGAAGAAGAAGACGAAAAAGAGACGGCGGATCTTCTGGAGGTAACAGGCAATGAACCATATCCCGACTGATACGGAATGCTCTCCCGTTTTCTCTTTCGAAGTAAAAGAGCTATCAGAAGACGGAATTTTCACAGGCTATGCAGCCGTTTATGGGAATAAGGATTTGGGTGGTGATGTCCTCGAACGGGAGGCCTTTGCCGAAAATCTGACGGAACACAAAGGCAAAGTACCGATCCTGTTTAACCATTCGTGGATGCGTCCCATTGGCTATGGGCTCGAGGCGAAAGAGGACGATCACGGCTTGCTCGTAGTGGGTGAATTCACGCTGGAC